CGCTGTCCAACCTACCGCCTTCGGTGACTTCGATGAGCACGGTTGCGACTGGGCGATCAACCTGTCCCACGCCTACAAACTCTGTGCCATCTGGGGCGAAGATATGACCGTCTGGGCAATCCCCAACAACGCCAAGGCGAAACCCTACCGCTGGGTGAACGTTGCCAAGGACGGCAGCATCTGATATCATACACAGTAAGCACACACCTCAACCACTCCTGATGATCTACTCCGCTGCCTCTTCTCTCGCTGATCGCTCCCGCGTCTGGGTCATGCGTTCACAGCACGACGGCATCGACAGCATTTGCGACACTCTCTTCGGACCTAGCATCGGGTCATCTGCTGTAGAGGTTGCTGCCCGCGAGGGTCGCCGTGGTGCTCCTGCTGATGGTCGCCACTTCTGCCCCGTCTCCGAGTTCCAATACGGCAGCACCCTGAAGCATCCCGCCGTCTGCCGCGAGCGTCTCGCTAAGCAGTACGCCTAAGGCACAGGCAGTGCCCCGCCCCTTCGGGGGCGGCGGGCGTAGCCCGTTAAAAGGGGACCCATTGAGCTAATCTATAAAGTCTTGCATTCGCGTCCGAACCAACCATGACCAGTTTTGTCGAAAAACTTAGGATCCCTATTTCAGAAATTTTTTTGGGGTCAAAATTCCTCGTATACCTTTTTGAATCGCCCCATAAGAGTAAAGAGAAGATTGTCCGAGCCTGCATTGCAGATTACTTGGAGGGTAGACTAGACTGCCGTTTGCCCGCCCATGTCTATTGGAATACCTCCGACACTGGCGAGTTCCTCGCAGTTGCGGTATCTTCCAGACGTATTGGGATAGACATCGAGACAAAGCGAGAACGGAAGTTTGAAAAAATTTCTCGTAGGTATTTTGAGTTTGACAAGTTTACAGATGACATGGATACCTTCTACCACACTTGGACGGCGAAGGAGGCATGGTGCAAATGGAAACATGAAGGAATCGCAAACAATTTGCATAAACCAGTAGATCGAGATATAATATACCTTACAGACCTTCCACCGTCACTCGTAGGGGCAGTTTGCATATGATCAATCTGGACGAACGCTATCACTCATATCTTCACAGTGATAAGACATTTTGTATTGACGGTATTTGTGAGAAGGTGAGAAGTTACGGCTTCCAGTGTGATGGCAAGTCAATTAGTGGATACTATGTTGTCACCGAGAACTGGGTGATGAATTATAATTTAGAGGAGCAATTCGTTGGAAGAGAACCAATTATTAAGGCAGCAGGTTCAGTTGCTTAGTGCCAGATTAGAGGCGCTTGAAAAACGTGTTAATGAGAGTAGGTTGCTCATGCGGCGTCCAGGCTCTGAGGAATATGAAAGACTGGTGGATGTGGTTGTAGACCACGAAGAACGGTTAAATACCTTAGAGTAAAAAAACCGCGATTCCCGCGTAGGTCTCTGAGATGGCTGTAACGTTAACATGGACTAGTTCTAAGTTTGGCACAGGTCAAACTGGTGGAGGGATGCCTGGTGCGTTGTTTACCCCAAACCCAAGTCCATCCTCCATAATTACTACTGGAGGTACGACGACGAATGCCCAATGGGAAACTATCGTAGTTGCTCAGACGGATCAGCGTAATGATCTGTTCCCTCAAACAAACTTTACTGGGTTTCGAGTACAGGCAAACCTTACTGGTACGTGTGATGGCACTGTAGGTGGTTCTCCTGTATCTACAGCACCTGTTGTCATAGGTTATAGAATAACTAGTGACATCAGTGCGATTCTAGGGGATGCAGAAGATTGTTGGGACAGTCCTAACCAATGGGCGATTGATGCTACAGCAACTGACGCAGGTATCACTGAACCTTCGTACCTGAAGCATCATCACGTATTCAATCAATATGACTATCGATATCTGACAGGAGATCCTAGTGATGCTATCAGCACCACAGAGGTCACTCAGAAGGGCGGTAACAGCGATACAGGGTCAAACTGTGACAAACTACCTGACACGCCGTTTACGCCCACTACAGACGCAGATACGAAGCCTGAGATGCCTTACAACGCTATCTACAGGTTCTACCCAGATGATAGGGTATATGTCACTATAACGTATACTGTAGAGGTTGACTGGGCATGTACAGCACCGTTGCCTACTACAGTCAATACAGATACACTGATTATTAAGCAGCATTTTGGCAATGGACACTTCCCACCGTTTAGTCCTGGTGAGTATGGTTCGTTGGCAAGGTTCTATATAGATCAGAGTTACTTCTACGATAAACCAAGTGATAATCGGTATGGATGGAATCCTGGCAAATGGATTTATGGCGCTTAATGGCGAATTCGTCATTAAGGATGGAGAGTATATTACAACCTATGATAGGGTTGCTGATATTCCCGATGAGTTTGATCATCTAATTAAATTTAATCCATCTCCACCACCGTCTCCACATTCAATCAATGATCATGTAGAGATGGGTAAGTATGGGGAGTATTTACAACAACTTATGAAGAGGGAGAGAAAGTAATGCCTGCTGTAACTAGAATTGGTGATAATGACACCAGTCATTGTTCTACACCCACTAGGGCACAAGGTAGTACAAATGTGTTTGTAAATGGTATCCCTGTTTCTAGGCAGGGAGACAACAACACACCTCACCTGCTCCCTGGTAGTCCCTGCCCATCACATTCGGCAGCGATTGCTACGGGATCTACAACAGTGTTTGTCAATGGCAAAGGTTGTGGTAGAATAGGTGATGCGATCAGCGGTTGTACCCAGGTCGCACAAGGTTCATCAAATGTATTTGCAGGTTAATTATGGCAAAGACCAAAGCAGGCGGTTTCGGTACTGGACAGTACGTGGAAGCAACTCCCAAGAAAACTAGACAGGGATCGGGGCAGCACACCAAGTTGTCTGCTACTAGTCGTAATGGTAAAAAGAAACGCTATCGGGGGCAAGGACGCTAATGGACAAAAGAGTGGACAAAGGAGAAGACTTTAGAAAGTCTGGGATGACACTCATTACCGAAATTGATAGTGAGCGTTATTTGCGGAAAGCAAAGAAGCTCAAGGATGTCAAAGAGGGCGAAATCTTCGACAACCAGGAAGAGTGGGCAGACGGATTCTGCGGTAAGTAAACGGAGGTTACAAAAACCTGATAAATATATCAGGTTAACCTCTTAGAGATGGCTCTCATATCAAAGTCTTTCCAGGACTTTAGTTTAACATTTGAAAAGAATGCCGTGACGGACGATGTTTTGACATTGAGAAATGAGGCAGCTATTAAAGCTTCCGTAAAAAACATCGTCCTTTACAACTTTTATGAGAAACCATTTAACCCTGGATTTGGTGGAAACATCATTGCGTTGTTATTTGAGAACAACACTCCAGACCTAGTTGCTGATATTGAAGAGACTATTGAAGAAGTGATCAACGTTTACGAACCAAGAGTGGAAGTAAACGAAGTTGAAGCGCTTTTTGACGAAGACATTAATGATTTGCAGGTCAGGATAACCTATACAATACTTGGAATCCCACCAAAGATTGATAATTTAGAACTTGCATTCAGACCGTAATGGCATTTAATCAGGTAAACGCCTTAGAATTTAACCAAATCAAGGCACAAATCAAAAATTACCTAAAATCTCAGTCACAATTCTCGGATTATGACTTTGAAGGATCGTCTATGACGGTTCTTTTGGATGTCCTTGCGTACAATACTTACTATACAGCGGTCAATGCGAACCTTACGGTCAATGAAGGTTTCCTTGAGACCGCTGTTTTGCGTGAAAACGTAGTAAAACTTGCAAGAATGCTGGGGTACACACCTCGTTCTGCGCGTTCTTCTAGTGTTCCTGTTAATATTTCCATTCAAACTGCGTTTCCATATCCAAAAACTGTTACAATCTTGAAAGGTTTGGTCCTAAACTTCACTGGACTGGACAATAATAACTTTGTTTTCTCAACTCCCGTAGATTTATCGACTAGTGTAGACAGTCTGACGGGTATTGCGACGTTTAATAATACAACTTTGTACGAAGGTGTGTTCCTTACAGACACTTTTGTGCGCGATATTACACAAAGACAGCGTTTTATCCTGCAAAATGATAATGCAGATACAACAACTCTGCGTGTTGAGGTAACAAGCGGCACAATTACAGAGCGTTATCTCGAAGCAACTGACATTACTAAGATTGATGGCAACTCAAAAGTCTTTTTCTTAGAAGAATCTGAGTATGGTCGTCCTGAAATTCTGTTTGGTGACGGAATTGTTGGTAAAAATCTCCTAGATGGTGATGTAGTTTCTTGTCAATACACTACATCTAGCGGTTCTGGCGCAAATGGACTGAATGCATTTGAGAATATTGCAACAATCCGCGACAATGCGAACAATGCTATCACTTCTGGCATCACAATTACTCTAGTTTCGCGTCCTGACGGTGGAGCAGAAGCGGAATCCACGGAAGGAATCAAGTTTGCAGCTCCAAAATTCTATTCTGCGTTCGGTAGAGCGGTTTCTACGCAAGATTATGAGGCAATTATTCCTCAAATCTACCCAAATGTAGCATCTATTGCATGTTACGGCGGAGAAGAAGCATCTCCTCCTGAGTTTGGTAAGGTATTTTTGGCAATCAAACCAAAAAATGCGGATAGGTTGTCAATTTCTGAGAAAAATGTTGTTCTCAAGAAGCTCAGAGAGTATTCTGTAGCGGCAGTTCAACCAAAAATCATTGATCCGTCCGTTTTATACATTGATTTGACAAGTTTTGTCTATTTCAACCCTAATGTAACTCGTAGATCTCAGGAAGAAGTCAAAAATGTTGTACTTGCTTCACTGACAACACTTAATTCTAGTGGAGAGTTCAATAAGTTTGGCGGAAAATTCAAGTTTTCCAAGTTAGGCAAGATTATTGATGATTCTGAACTGTCAATTACGTCTAATATCACTCGTCTCAAGATGAGAAAAAATGTTACTGTGACTTTAGATGCTAGAGTGAACTATAAAGTTTGCTATGGTAACAGAATCAAGAAGCAGATGACTTCTCCATCGGTTTCTACTTCTGGATTTAAGATTGCTGGTGATGTGGAAAACACATATTACTTGCAAGATGATGGAAATGGTTTACTGAAACTTTTCTACGTCAAACAAACTGGTGGATTTGAATTTATTGATGGTTTGTGGGGTACTGTGAATTATGATACTGGTGATGTTGTAATTAATGACCTTGTGATTACTTCTACATCTATTGTTAATAATCAATTACAAATTTTTGGTATTCCAGAATCTAATGATTTGATTTCTCTCCGAGAAACCTATCTGACATTAGGACTAGATAATACAGTCGTCAATGTAGTTGAAGACACCATCACTAGCGGTTCCAATATTTCTGGAACTGGTGTGGTACCAGAGTCAAGTTATAGCTAAAACGTCGAATGGCAAGATCTTCTTGGAAAATTGGTCAGTGGACTACACCGACCACTCAGGTTAGCGTACCCCCAGTTCCCTCTGAGGTATCTCCTGAGTCAAGATCACAAATATCTCATAATATTGCAGGGCAATTCCCTAGCTTTATTAGGAGTGAATATGACACGTTTATTGAGTTTGTAAAATCTTATTACAAATCTCAAGAACTGAGAGGATATTGCTTTGACATTATCCAGAACTGGACTGACTACTATAATATTGATAATTATCAGAACCTTGTAGAAGAGACTGAGCTGATCTCTGAGGTTTCTGCTACTAGTACAACTATTGACGTTGCAACTACTAGAGACTTCCCAAGTGAAGGTCTCTTAATGATCGACAATGA